AGCGCCCCTGATGCGCCTGGATCAATTGCAAGTATCACGGCCATTCGAGCCTCACTTCAAAGCCCATGACCTTTGCATAGGCCAGAGCTGTCTTCAGGGTGCAAGATCCAGACTTCATCGAAGCAGAATAGGTTGCCGAAGACACGTTGACTTCGTCACTGACCGCTCTGGTGGATTTCTCCTGCCGCTTGCGCTCCTTCTCGATGATCCTGAAGAAGTCTTGCGTGTTGCGAACACGGTAGCTCATTCCTCGGCCTCCTTACTCAAAACAGGATCGACAACTTCCGCCGATGACCTCTTGCGCCGTTCAGTCGGGACCTTGTCTGCCTGCCACTCGCCACACCATTGCGTTCTGGCGACCCTGGTCGGATTTGGATACCGCAGGCAAGTGAGAGAACCGCCAGTTTTCTCTTTGGTGAAGCGGCAGTTGAGACATGCTTCTGTAATGCGTTCCATTAGTCACTCGCTTTCTTGTAGCTGGTTTGGATGACCATCTCCAATGGCGTCATCCCGATTTCGCGCATATAGGCTGCAAGGATTGCGCTCTCTTCCTTGCGTTTTGTCTCGTCCATCTTCCGCATTGAGATAATTTTGCGGATGATCTTTACGTCATACCCGTTGCCCTTGGCCTCGGTGTAAATGTCTTTCACATCCTGCTTCAGGAGGCTGATTTCGTCCTCCTGTTTCTCGATGCGCTCAACAATGCGTGTCAGTTGATTGTTAGGCTGATCCGACATTTCTCCCCTCCTCTTGCAACCTATCCAACTCCCGCAGCACCAGCGCTGCATATCCCATAATATCTACCCAATGATCGCGCTCGAATGGATCGCCACAGATGATGCGAGCGACTTTCTGCTGGATCATATGAATACTCTCACGCATATAACACGGCATCTGATCCCAGTTCCTAGCCTGCTCACATAGGCGTTTCAGCGTCTGTGATGCCGTCGATTGCTCCACATACGAGCCGTGTGTCGTCTCCCTCGTTGATAAGATAGTGTCTATATTCTGGTCCATGCTGAAGCTTCCATTGTTTGACGGCGTGTAAGATGGTCGTGTGGTCTCTACCGCATAATCGACCTGTTTCCGCAAATCCGTATCCATTTGAGATAAGAGCGAACCAAGCCTCGCGTCTGAGTAGGATGTGTGGTCGTGTTCTTGATTGTCCAACTAACTGCCTCCATGTCATCTTGTGTTTGTGCAAGATCGGTAGAACGATCTGCCTGACCCTCTCCCGCTGACAACCCTGCAAGATTAGCAAGTCGTCTCGGGTTAACTTTATAACTGTTGATTTCTCTTCCTCTGGCTCAGGTAGAACCAATATTTGAGACGGTGGAATTTCGATTGGTGGTTCGATCTTCCTTGGCTTAGGTTTACTGTTCAGCCTGTTCTTCACCTCTTTGTAGTGCTGCTCCCAGTTCTCTACCTGAAATTCTCGACCAGGTATCGCCGTGCCTCGCGCAGTGTTTTTGTGTGTTTCAAGTCCCCGTTCCAACTGAGCGCCCTCCATACTTTCCTCACCTTGCTTTGCTGTATCCATCCGATTTGCCTGTTAAAGTATTTGACAGAGTAGACGCCGTCAAACCCTATTTCGCATGTAATTGGTCGCATCTTAGCCTCCCAGGATCATGTAGGCGGTGAAGATCATGCCGATCACTGAAGCTGCGGCGGCTAGATTGGCGATTTCGTAGATAATCGTTTTCATCGGTTTGACCCCGTGTTTGCGTTACATATCGAACCTATCCTGGATAAGTTGCCAAATACTTAATCCAAGGAACAAAATTGCTCCGTTGCAGCCGATCACGATTACACCTGTGAACATAGTTGCGGCGATATTAAGAAGCGCCAGTTGATAGTCAGTCATATTTCCCCTCCAGTGCTTTGCGGGCGGTGTCGCGAGCCAAGCAACGCGCTTCCCAATGATCTGGGACGGCGCTTTGGCCTGCGTTCATAATCTCCCGCAGCGCCGCCTCCAGTTTCTCGATGCGGTCTTTTGATTGTGCAATCAGACATTCTGGATGCGTCGGATCAAAGGTGCGGGCTGCTGCCCAAGGACGACAATCAAGGTAGTCTTGCAGCCGCTTCACAAGATCATCGCTCATGTTAAGATCTCCCGTTTTTTTAAACACGTTTTGCAGATGTGTTTATGTCATCACCATATGCTGGCGCAGGGCCGCAATAGATTTCGCTGCTTGGCCTATCGCACTCAGGGCAGCGCATCGCCGCTATTTTCTCTGCGGCTTCGTGCATTGGCATTGGTAGCTTCAGAGCAAACCATTGGTGCCTGCACCAGCCGCAATGGACTAGCATGGAGTCGGGGATATCATTCATCTCAATGCTCCCAGTTTCATTAATGTCCCAGCTTGTGTAGTCGATGCTTGTATCAAGGAGGATGGTTTCCATCTTACTTCTCCATCAATTTCTTCAGCTTTTCCTTGTTTTCAGCGTCCAGATAGTAGCCGACACCACGCCACGTCTTTATCTCGATGCCGTGTTCACGCATCTTCTTGCGCAGCATCCAGATCGACACTCTGTTGCGCAAAGCCTCGTGATTGACGTCGGTGTAGCGGTTGTACTTTTCGCCCTGCTCAGTGATCCTGTCGAGGTATGCATAATCAGCTACAGGGCGATTATAAATGCCCATTAAGAGCTTCGTTTGGTGGTTAGATAGAAAGTCAAAGAACACATAATCTGTTCCGATCATTTCTTTACGAAGCTGGCGGCTCTCCTCCTCCAATTCTGCAACCCGATTTCTTAACGCATTTATTTCGGCGTTCTGTGTGATGAGCAGTTTTTGAATCCTTGATGCTTCAGTCACTTCTTCTGATCCATCATAAATTGCATGATTTTCTCAAGAGTTTGCAGGCGGATGTCGCCGCCGTTTCTAAGTTTGGTTATCAAGGATGGGTCGCCTGTACTCATGTAACCAAATCGCGTTGCGCTTACTTTGTTTTTGATCAGATAAATCTCGATCTTTTGCATCAGTTCTGAACGGATGCTTGCCCCATTTAAAGTTGCTTTCATTGCCGTTGCTCCCGTGCATCTTGGACGCAGACCAAATGTGCATGTGTGCCACCGTAGATCCCAAGCTCCCTGAGAGCCTGGTTCTGCGGGATCAGAACACCTGTTGTCAGATTGCAGAGAGGGCATTTGCGCTGCATGAGCGGCCTGTTGAACCGCATATTGAAGATTGGTCTGTTGACGTTGCTAACCCGCATGATTGCCTCCCAGAGCCTTGCGCAGTTTCTGCCGAAGTTCCAACGGCATCGGATATTTATCAGCGTCGATAATAGCCTGTTCCAGTTCATAGATGCGTTGCTCCAACCTGTCGCAAAGTTGCTCGGCCATTAGATACTGCTGATGCCAGCGATCTTCCTGTTGCGCCCAATAGTGCGCCTGCTTCATGGCTGACATTCCAGTTCCTCCATGATCTTTTTGATCCGCTTGATATGGTGCGCCAGTTCGATCTTGTGCCGCAGTTGCGCAGCCTCATCGGTGGCATAGTAAACCAGCAGAGAACAATCAGCGATGTTGCGGGCGGCTATCTGAAGCTCAATGTATTCTGTCGGAAACTCGCTCTCTTGTTTCATCGTTTGACCCCGTTGCAGGGCGGTGCGAATCACCAGCCCATGTAAAATAATTTATTATGCAAAAAAGATTTTGTAAACAGGAAAAATGGCGGTCATGGATATTTTTTCCACAACCGCCATTTATCGTTAATAATCAGTGAGTTATCATCGAGAACCGAGCGCGCCGCCGAGCAATCCAGGCACTAATTGCTGTGCGACCGATGGCGCTCCATACTGACCCTTCTTCGCCATCTGATCGCGGATGGCGTCCAAAGCGGCCTTCAATTCAGGTGCTGACTTGGCAAATAAAAGCTTGGACAACTCGGCATTGGTCTGCTCCACCCGCGCCTGCGTCCCACCTTTGCTGATCTTCTCACCAATTCCGCTGACCATGCGAGACAAAGCATTCGGCGCATTGCCTGTTGCCACGTCTCTGGCAAATCCAGCCATAGGGGAAAGAGCGGCAAGATAGGATTGCTGCTCCAACTGCATAGGCGCTGTCTGCGATCCACCAGTGAGGACGTTCTTCGTCTTCGCCATCTTGGCTTCACGCTCGATGTTCGTGAACAGCCGATTGGTGATTGCCTGAGCCGCTACAGGATCATCAGTCACGCCCTTGATCGCGGCCTCCATCTGCATCTTCGCCTTGCCAGTGCGGAAAGCGGAAGTCACATCGCGGTCAACAGCCTTGCCGAGCATGACGTTCTGGAAAGCATCGAAGACGCCGACAAGATAGGAGTCCTTATCAGCTTGGGACATGTTTCCAAGTCTGCGCTCTGTCATCTCAGCACGCTGCTTGAAGATGTTCTGACCTTCAGCCATCGCTCTCTCAGCCGCCTTGGTGTCAGCCCAGATAGCACGAGCCTGCCGATAGTCCGGGTTCTTTTCAGCTATGCCGATGATCTCATCGCGCAGATCCTGATAGACCTTGGCTTGGTTATTCTTGCCCAAGCGATAGAGCGAAGAAACCTGATCGTCCAAAGCCTTCTGGATCGAATCAATCTCGGCATAGGTATAATCGCGGGCGATGGTCTTGCCGCCCTTCTCTGTCATCCCAATAATCGGTGCAGGCGAGGTTCCTTTGATCTGCGCAACAGCCTCAAGTTCGCTGAACACGTTACTCGGAACCTTCTTAAGCAGTTCATCCATCTGGGCAGATGCCGCAGACATAGGATCGACCTTTTGATAGAGAGGCGCAGCCTGCTGCATACGGGTTGCGGCAAGATCATCAAGAGACGTGAAGATGTTCTTCTTCTGCCCACCCAGCGCCGCCTCAATATCAGCACCAAGTCGCTCTTGCTGCCCAAGTGTGCGCTGCTCCAGAAACTCGCCGATCTGTCCACGGGTTGCGCCAGGCGATTGAGCCAGTAACCGCGTTTGCGACATGACGTTGCCGCCGCGAGCCATTACTTCAGCCGGGATCTCAGGCTTCACACCGGCAGTCTGGCGAGCAAGATATGCCTGCATCAACTGATCAGGCGTCATCTGATCCTTTGCCAGCAAACTGGTTGCGCGTTCTGCGGCCAGCATCTCAGGAGTAGCTGTCGCAGCTTTATAGGCTCCAGCAACAGCAGGGAAAGCACCACCCAAAGCGCCGCCGAACAAGCCACCCATCATCGCGCCTTCAGCAGCCTTATCAAGACGCGCACCAGCGCCGCCTTCGCCCTTCAGGAATCCCTCAACGCCGCCTGTACCAGCGCCAACTGCAGCGCCAGTACCAACGCCGCGAGCAATCTGCGCAGCTAGGCCAGCGGTCCTCGCAGCCGCAACAGGAGCCGCAGCGCCACCCGACAACAGAGTTGCCGCAGCCGCAGGAGCAAGAGCGCCAGCGAACTCACCAATCGCCATTTGCTTGGGACGTTCAACGCCAGCAATGGCGATCTCGGAGCGGACCTTTGCAAGTTCCTGCTCATACGGCGTTCCAGAGATCAGAGACCGAGCGTAAGCTTCGGCCTCATCTCCAGCGCCCATCGCCAGCCCTTGCCCGATGACGCCGCGCCCAACAACATCCCTGAGAAAGCTGCTTGTAGGTTGCATACCAGCCGCAGCCATGCGCTGGGCCGCATAAAGACGGCGGTCCTCAAGCGGCATATCCTCAACAGGAGCAGCCTTCGATAAAGCGTTGAGACGGTCCAGCGCAGAGAGTTCGGCCATGATGCACCTTTATTTTAGAAGCCACCAAACGCAGGCTTGTTAGGATTGGCCGCAGTCCACGGCATTAGATCAAAATAGCCAGTTCGTTTCTGCGGGATAGCAGGCGGTTGCCTTGGTTCAGCCGCAACAGGCTGCGGAACCTCCAGCATCTGCGTGTAGATTTCCTTGTATTTGGCGTCATAGAGTTTCCGAGCCGCAGGAGAGAGAAGCGCCTTGTTGACATTCTCAAGCTGCGTTGCATTCGTGATCTTCGATATATCGTCTGGCGTGAGAGCCTTGGAGATCGCATCGCGTTCACGCTCGAACATAACCTGACCCATGATCTTTGGATCACGAACATCAGGAACAGACCGCTCTGGGTCTAGTTTAAACGCTTCTGCGTTCTTTACGGCCTGACCATAGGATTTCTCATAAGAGTTGTATTCCTGATCGAATTTAGCTTTTGCAGACGCAATAAGATTAGTCCTCATCTCTGGCGTCAGTCGTTTGCCAGAGATAATCCGATCCATCATTTGCTGCCCATACTTATCAACTGCGCCACTTGCCGCAACAATCTTGCCAGACTCAGTTGTCGAGATAACTGAAGTCGGATCGAAGATTTTATAGAATGACATTATCAGCGCTTCATCAGCGATGCCTGTATCCAGGTTTTTAAGCGAGGACAACGAAGCATATGACTTTTGGATTGCATCAAAGCGATCCGCCTTCGGAGTGAAATCCTGACGAATATCCCGCTCATTCTTCAACTGTTGTTGCTGCGCATCTTCATTTAACTTCAGAAGATCAGCCATCGCACCAGCAGGATCGCCAGGTTTCGCGCCAAAGACCGAGCGAACTCGTTCAGGCGTCAAATATGGAAGATTGGTTTTCACGTATTGGTCAAACGGCGATAGCGCAGGCGTTTGGGCAACAGGAGCCGTCGGAGCCGCAGGAACCATAGGCGCAGGAACCATAGGTGCGGGCGCACCTTCCACAGGAGGTGGAAGCTCTGTCCCAGTGATCTTAGTGGGCGCAGGAACAGTCGTCACTGCTGGCTGTATAGGAGTGGTTGCGGCAGGAGCCGCCATACTTGGCAATGTCTGACCCATAGCAGGAGCAGGCGCACCAGCAGGAGCGCCACTAACAGAAGGCAATGACTTAATCACTTGCTGGATATTGGCAAGTTGCTCACGCGCCGCATTTGCCTGATCTGTCAGCCCAATTTGATCATATGTCGCAATCTGTCTTTGCAGATTGGTCGCCTGCCCTTGGAGTTCAAGGACGCTTTTAGCCTGCCCAATGTTCTGCTGTGCAAGCCCGGCCCTCGCCGCTGCAAGTTGTATTGGGAAAAGTTCATTCTGACGCTGCGCCGCAATCCTCTGCTGCTGGAGCGCCGCCGTCCTTTGGATCGACTCCTCGATGCCTGGACCAATCTTTCCAAGCTGCGCCAACGCCTGCGCCCTGCTTTCCGGCGACTGACGGGCGCCCGCAGCCAGCAACGCCGCACCAATCTGTCCAAGCGATGAGAACATCCGCCGCTTCCTACCAGCCCGTTAAAGCATCGACCAACTAACCTGCAGCTGCCCACCAGCAG